CATTTTGGATATGATGCAGGAGATGCACGATCTAGGCGGAGTCATCGACAATGAGCTGATTCAGTCCAGCGCGGATTTTGTCGATAACCAACGCCGGATGGATGTATCGTTACAGGGCGTTAAAAACGCTATTGCTAAAGACGTTCTTCCGGCTATCAATGATTTCACCGATTCGATGATCGACTGGTGGAAAATAAACGGAAAAATAATCCGTCAACGAGTGACAACGTTTTTCGGAAAATTTGGGCGAGTGATTACGCGTAATGCGAAATTCTTCGGCCGCTTCGTGAAAATAATCTACAAACTGGCAAAGGGAATGACTCCGCTGCAAAAAGGGATTGCACTTGTCGGGATCGCAGTCATTGCGCTCGGTGCACTGATAAAAGCAGGCCCTATCGGGAAAATACTCCTGCTTATTTCGTTAATAGCGATGATCATTGAGGATTTCGAAGTTTGGCGCGAGGGCGGAAAATCGTCCATCGGCGATTTAATGGATGCACTGGGGGATTTGCTGGGCATTGATCTCAGTTTTGAGGCTGTTGCTGAAGCGTTTGGTCATTCAATGGACTTTTTTATCGGCGCAGCCAAAGTTGCATTCGAAACAATAGATCAAATAGTGTCGGCGACTGTCGATTTCCTTGTTAACGTCTGGGATGATCCTGTAGCCGCATTTGAACAGCTAGGAACCAGATTTTTGGAAATCTGTAAACATCTCGCGACTGGAGTAAAGGATGTTTTTTCATCCATTGGGATCGATATTGTTTTAATATTCAAAGATTTCATTATTGATCCGATCTCTAATTTCTTCGCAGGTTTATGGGATGACATCACGTCCGGAATATCGAGATTGGGAGACACCATCGCCGGTTGGGCGAGCGGGATCATTAACACGATAACTGCACCATTTCGCAAAGCTAAACAACTGCTGGGTGGTCTGTTGGGTGGCGAGGATGACAGCGATGTCTCTTCGCAACTGCCAGGGGGGCAGTCGGGTGCTCAGTCTGCTGTGGACAGCACAGCGCCCCCCACCAGTCCTTGGGTAGCAGGGGCGCGAGGGCTTATCGATAACTCGATGGGCGAGAAACCAGGCTTAGCGGGTGGAGCTGCACTGTCGACTACAAAAAATCAGACGCTGGTTAACAACCAACAAACGGACATCCGGATCGATGTGCATCCCAGTCCCGGAATGGACGAAAAGAAACTTTCAGATCTGGTTGGCAAGAAAATCAAGAAAAACACCGAGCAGCAGAATAGAGCAGCAATGCGCGCGCTGACTCCGGCCGGGGCATAAATGTCTATCGCTGAATTACTGTTTGGAGGACCTACTCGCGTCAGTATCGGGGACACCAATCCCCTGGTCGGGCTGATTGAGTTTGACTGTTCGCTATCAGAAAAACATACAGGCGAGAACGATGTGGCGGATCACCCTGTAGAATTCGGGTCTGTTATGTCGGACCATGTTCGTACTTTGCCGGAAACTGTTGAGATTAATGGATTAGTGTCGGACACTCCCATTGTTTATCTCGCCAGCCAGTTTGCTAAGTCGCCTGTTAATCCCGGACTCGGCCTGCCCTCGCTCACTAGTCGCACTGACGCGGCATATCAAAAGCTCAGGGAGCTGAAGAACAACGGTGAAATCGTTGATATTGTAACGTCGCTCCGCAGTTATAGCAGCATGGTGATCTCCAGTTTGTCTATTTCTCGCGAAGTCGCTACAGGTAAGGTGCTCGACTGTACTGTAGTATTGCGAGAAATGACAACGGTGTCTGCGTTGCTGTTGGGAGTACCAATACCGGATGATGTTGCGAATAATGCCGCTGCCGAAAAAGCGAAAAAAGATAAGAAAAAGTCCAAACCAAAGCAGAAAAAAAAAGCGACGGAGAGTGAATCTGCGCTCCACAAATTAGGGGGGCTATTCGGATAGGATTTAATGGCTGTTTATACAATACCACTAGAAGATGCCGCCGAGCTGGGTGCATTCACGTTTACCGTGGATCTCGATGGTGTGGATTTTCAATTCGCATTCCAATTTTGTTCCCGTGAGGAGTTTTGGTATTTTGATTTGCAGAGCCCGGACGGAAGCACGTTGCGAGCAGGCATAAAAGTGGTATCCAACTTCCCTCTGCTCAGACTGTACCGCGATGTTGTTTCCCGTCCGGCTGGCGAGGTGATGAGCATCAATACGTTGCTCAATCCTACGGACCCCGGATTGAGCGATTTAGATGTCTCCTCTGTTTTCGGCTATTTGGACCAGTCGGAGTTGACAGGATGATCGAGGAAAAACTATTCAATCGCGATTTCGAAATGTCTATCGGAGCACAGAAAATAGCGATCCAGGCACATGATCCGTTATCGAACAGGATACAGCCATCTCTCCGTGTAGGTTTTGACGTCGAAAAGACTGGAAACAGTGATCCCAATCGAGCCGCGGTGGAAATTCACAATCTTAACGAATCGAACCGACGTGTGCTGCAAAAGGGGGCGGATCTAGCAGCCAGGATGAACGATAAGGGTCTTTTTTATGATTGGCCGCTGGTTATTGAAGCCGGATATGTCAAAACGAAATCACAAATCTTCTCGGGTGACATCACTTATGCTGATTCCAGGCAGGACGGGACCGAATGGGTGACAGTGATCGAGGCCGAGGACGGGGGCCGCAAATACCGTTCTGCGTCAATATCTCAATCGTTCGGGATGGGGACACCAGTTGCGGCTGTACTGAAGACCCTCGCAGGAGCTCTCGGAGTTGGTTTGGGAAATTCGGCTGCACATTTCGCGGCTGGGGCGGAGTTGGGGTATCTCAGTTTCGCCAACGGTATTGTGCTCAATGGACAGGTGTCCAAGCTATTGGATAAGTACATTTCCTCGGCCGGGTATTCGTGGAGCATCCAGGATGGGCAGCTACAGGTTCTGTCACCCGGAGAATTCCTGATGGATGGACAGGTGTGGCTTGGCGCAGCTACCGGACTGGTCGGGTCTCCCGAGCGCGGCGAGCAGGGTGCGGTCAAAGCGTGCTCGTTGCTCCAACCAACCATTAAGCCTGGACGGCTCGTGGTCATTGACAGCCGGATGGTCAAAGGAAAATACAGGGCAACGAAGGTTGATCATTACGGCGATGTGTCGGGAGCGGACTGGTATACCGAGTTCGAGGGGGTATCTATACAATGACTGGTAGAGACCCAAGCAGATCTCCCGCTTTAATAGAGCTGCTACAGATTGCCACTAGTCGTGCTATCGAGGATTTGTTTGTTGCCCTTCCCGGCAAAATCGAAAAATATAATGCGTTGACACAAACTGTCGATGTTTTGCCGCTTATTAAGCGTCCGGTAGTACTTGAGGATGGCTCCAAACGCATCGATGAGCTGCCCGTGATACCCAATGTGCCAGTGGCCTTTCAGCGGGGCGGTGGTTTTTTCGTTAGTTTTCCGCTCGCCAAAGGGGACATCGTTCTCTTGGTTTTTTGTGACCGATCTATTGACAAATTCCAGAGCAGCGCCGGGGGGGCGCCGGTTGATCCGGTTGATCTCCGCACTAACGACATTTCAGATGCGGTCGCTATCCCTGGGTTTTATCCTCTGTCCAAGTCACTCAAGAGCGGCATTGCGAACAAAAATGTATTGGCCCTGGGCTATGATGGAGGAGGGCAGATCACGGTTGATGAGACGGGGACGATTGAAACTACCAACGCGCTCGGAAATTTCACACTCAAATCCACCGGACAGGTGGACATCAACGGGAATTTCACGGTGGACCCATGAGCGTAGAGGACATAGCAAACGAAGACATGTTGATCGAGTTCACAAATCCTCCCACTGGTATTCCACCGACAGTTCCTCCTGACGCTGCTTATCTGGGAGATCAACCAATTGACCTGGTTAAAATCGTTCCGACTCTATCGAGCAAAAACAAGGCCAACGGAAAGATGGTTGGGACTGCTGGAATAACAATCACCTGGACCGCTGCCGGATGCGCCTTCGCGTCCCCGACCTACACGTTTGTCGCCGGTGTCGGTTCAATTGTCGCCTCGGCCACGAAATCCAGAGCCGAAGGGTTGCCTGTTCTTAGACTGGGGGACGCTGGAACATGTACGGGTGGATGGACGCTCACGGCGTCTCCATTCACCGCTGTTGTATGCAACTGCAAAGCCCGGATTTCTGACGCTGGTCAGACTAAAGCGAAAGCACAATAATGGATTTAAAACTCGACAGTAACGGTGATTTGGACATCGAGAACGGCGATCTCGTGCTCATCGATGGGGTAGACGCAATCGCTCAAGACTGCGAAGTTCGCCTCCAGTTTTTCCAGGGAGAATGGTTTCTGGATACGCGACTGGGTGTCCCGTGGTACCAGGAAATCCTTGGGCACAAACCTCG